GTCTGTAAGATTCTAAAGAGCGTCTACATCAACTGAAGTGCTTGTTGAAGTGGCTGACTGAACTGGATCAGACTGGGCTTTTTTAGCACGAATCTTGTCCTGGTTTTGTCTTACATAGTCCATGTATTCAGGACTCCTTACCATGGGCTGCATTTTTGCGCCATGCTCTTTTGGATCAATCCCTGGTTCATCTTCAAGCTGTGAATCATCTTGCTGAGACATAGGCTTTGTTTGTGCTGCAGGCTTGGCCTTAATAGGCTCAGCTTTGACTACATCTTGTTCTGAAATACTTGGTATATGAGGTTTTCGAAAATTACTAAAACGCTCGAGAACCTCTTTCTTTGGCTTCATCTTAACTCGAGGCTTTACACTAGGTGTTGGTTCTGGTTTCGGCTCCGGTTTAGAAACTGCTGGTGCAGATGGCGAAGTAGTTGGTGCTGGCCGTGCTGGTTTCGGCTTAGAAGCTGTGGGTGCTGGTGCAGATGGTGAAGTAGTTGAGGCTGGTTTTGGTGGTTCAGCAGCTCGACGAAACTCTGGCTTACCATCTTCAGGATTTTGAGCTTTTACAGGTTCCGGACGATCTTTTGGCTGGAGAATATCAACATCGCGAGAAGGCGTCTTAAGCAAGCCTACTTTTCTTGCTGTAGTTAGTGCTCTTGTACCAGCAACATTCTGAACAAATCTGTGGCCAACTTCTTGGCCAACATCTTTTGCATATGTCTTTGCAAAAGAGCCGAGTTTTTGCAACACTCCTTCACTCTGCACTTCCTCGGATTCGGGTTCTTCTTGTTTTTGCTTTTTTTTAGTTAGAAGCTTGCTTGCTGTTTCAGCTGCTGTATCCACAGCCATTTGTGTTGCAGCGGTACGCACTGCTGGGGCTACAACGCGGGCTGCTAATGCCATTAAGGGAGCCATTTCGTTCAACTGCTGATTATCTGTAGCCTTTCTTGCAGCTACAACAGTTGAACTTGAAAGCCTTTTTTGTTCATTTTGTATAAATTTCACATACTGATTAATTTTTTCCGACATCAAAAGCCCCGTAAATTGACATTTAACGATTTATTTATACTTCTCATGGGTTGACATATTTTTGTCACTATATTATAATGATTCAAATGCCCGAGTGGTGGAATGGTATACACAGCAGACTTAAAATCTGCCGGCCGTTGGCCTTGTGGGTTCGAGTCCCGCCTCGGGCACCAAAATGAGTTGACCTAATTTAGACATTTATAGACAATGGGATTTATGAATTCACTTGACAAATGGTTGATGAGCTACAGGCCCAAGACGTTTCGACGGCTTGAGAATGAAAAAAAGACCGTTCGTTCTATTGTTCACAATGCTTGTAGTGCTATGGTTCCAGCAATTCGTAAGAAAATTGGGGATGAAAGCTGGACACCGACCGTCTCTATCTCTTTTAGCGAACGTCGGCGGCGTTCGTATGGTGGTGTAAGGTATTATAAGAAGGAATGGGAATATAAGCCTTGGATGTCACTTGCAGGAATTTACTTTTTGGAGAATAATAGTGACTGTTTTCATGAATATAGTGAATTTGCAGATGATCGAGAAATTGGTAACTTGCCGACTGGCGCTTCAAGAGAGCAGTGTATTTGGGCTCTTGTTGCTCACGAACTGTCTCACTGCGTTCAGTGGTCATTAATTACAAAAGTTGTTTCTCGTTCTAGTACAAAGTATGCGCACGGTGATGATGATGATCGCGGCCACGGTGCGTTGTGGAAGGAAATCTATCGCGATCTTCGAGTAAACTTTATTAATGGAGGTGTTAAAATGGCTGCTGTTGTTCAAAATCAAACTGAAGTTGTTAGCATGACTGGTATCAAGGCTCCTAAGGAAAAGCGTGTAACTAACCGTTCGCGCGTCAACACAATCTTTGAAGCCAACAAGGATAAGAAGACCAGTGACATTGTTGCTCTTGTGATGCAAGATCTGCAAATTAGCAAGTCGTATGCTTATACGTACGTGTATCTTGCTCGTAGGGATGCTGGCCTTACTAAGTAAGGATGAGTTAGAGTAATATACTCTAACGTGAGCTGGGGTGCGACAGCTCTATAAATATACGCGCACGCATGTCAAAGGGAGACTGTCGTGAGATAGACTCCCTTACTCCTTTATGAAACGGCGAGGTTACTATGAGCTTTAGCGAACAATTTTTTACTGAAGTTGCCCAAATTGCAAAAACAATATCCAAAGAAAAAATAGAAAGCATTGTTGACGCTTTATCACTTGTTCGGACTCGAAAGGGACGATTGTTCGTTTTAGGTGTCGGCGGATCAGCAGGCAATGCTTCTCATGCTGTTAATGATTTTCGTAAGCTATGTGGTATCGAAGCTTATGCTCCTACAGACAACGTTTCTGAACTTACAGCACGGACTAACGATGATGGTTTCGAAACAATTTTTGAGGCTTATCTTCGAACCAGCAATCTTACTGCTAGCGATTGTTTGTTAATCTTTTCTGTTGGAGGAGGTTCTGAAGAACGCAAAATCTCTCTCAATCTAATTAATGCAATTAAGTATGCAAAGCAACAACAAGCGACCGTTTGTGGCGTTGTTGGTAAAAGCACAGGGTACACAGCACTCAATGGTGATCATGTTGTTGTAGTGCCCGAGCTCTTTCCTGAAAGGGTTACACCCCACAGCGAAGCGTTTCAAGCTGTTGTATGGCATAGCATTGTTTCTCATCCCAAACTGCAGTCTAAAAAAACAACGTGGTAAAAGCTATCTTTTTTGATCGTGATGGTGTGCTAGCTAAAATGGTTAAGCACGGCGACCGATATACGGCTGCTTGGCTTGTAGAAGAATTTGAAATACTCCCCGAGGCAAAAGCAGCTGTAGAGCTATGTAAGTCAATGGGATATCAAGCTCATGTTGTTACTAACCAACCCGATATTCTCGATAAGCTAATGACACAAGAAGCACTTAACGAGATGCATTCCATTCTTAATGAGCGATTGGGTGTTGACTCAATTTCCTATTGCAAGGAACGTGGTTCGAGAGGATACAAACCTAACTCAGGAATGGTCGACGACCTTTGTATACGACACAATATTGACAGACACCAAAGTTTTTTTATTGGAGATAGTTGGCGTGATGTTGTTTGCGGGTACAGAAGTGGACTAACTACGTTTTATGTTAGCAACGGTCCATACACACCCCCAGAGGAATTTAAATCAATAAAACCAGATTACATCGTTGCCAATGCACTTGAAGCATGCTATATAATAAATCAAAAGGAGTCTAGTTATGATTAAATTGTTCGCCGACGGCGCTGACATGCAGGGTATCAAAGAGGCTGCAGACAATCCGAGGATTGCTGGCTTTACAACTAACCCAACTCTGATGCGACAGGCTGGTGTTACTGACTACGAGAAGTTTGCTAAAGAGTGTATTGAATATCTTGCTGCTAAACGTCCCGAGACGTGTTTGAGTCTTGAGGTGTTTGATGATGATATTGAAGGGATGTATAATCAAGCAATTAAAATTCAATCGTGGGGAGCAATGAAGAGGTATCGTGTGTTTGTTAAGATCCCTGTAATGAACACAAAAAAAGTTCCAACATATGATCTCGTGCGTCGATTGTCTGACATTAATGTTAATTGCAACGTCACTGCTGTTTTTACAAAAGAACAAGTAGAAAAAGTTACTCGAGCACTTAACCCCGACACTCATGGCATAATCTCTATTTTTGCTGGACGAATTGCTGACGCTGGAGTCGATCCTGTGGAAGTGGTACGCCATGGCGCCGCATTACTTGGTCATGTAAAATTTCTTTCTCATAAAGTCAAAATTTTGTGGGCATCCGCTCGTGAGCCATACAACTATATTCAAGCAGAACAATGTCGTTGCGATATCATTACAATGACACCTCAGATGATTAAAAAACTTGATATGTTTGGTAAAGATCTTGAAGAATATTCTCATGAAACAGTAGAGATGTTTTACAATGATGCTGTCAAGTCAGGATTTAAGATCACCCTATGATAGTCACTAAGACACCTCTCCGAATGAGCCTCTTTAGTGGAGGCAGTGATATGAGCTCTTTCTATGAGAAAGAAAAAGGAGCAGCTCTGTCAGTTACTATCGACAAGTTTGTATATGTTTGTGTACATCGCACTCCTCACCTCGGAATCAAGGCAATGTACGATAAGATTGAAGAGACGCCTGATGTTGAGACGATGCAACACGAAATTTCTAAAGAGGCATTTACGTACTTTAATTACAAGAAAGAAATTACTGTCGCGTCAATATCAGATATCCTTTCAAAGGGATCCGGGCTTGGTTCTTCTTCAACCTTTACGGTAGGACTTGTTAATGCCCTTGCCACACTTCGTTGGGGCCACATTACAAAGCAATACCTAGCTGACGTTGCATGTGAAATTGAAATTGATCGTTGTGGTTATCCAATTGGCAAACAAGATCAGTATGCTGCTGCTTACGGTGGTATGAATCTTTTCGAATTTCATCCAGACAATACCGTAAGTCATACACCTATCAATCTTAATGATCAGAAGATGTTTGAATTAAATCAAAACCTACTTCTTGTTTATAGTGGTAGAGGAAGGGCAGCAAACAGTATTCTTCAAAAGCAACGTGACTCACTTGCAGATAAAAGCAAGTTTGATAAGGTTAGGGCTAATAGAGACAAAGCGTATCAAGCCTACAATAGTATTCTGCATGGACAGTTTGATGACATTGGTCATCTGTTTCATGAGGGATGGCAAACTAAGAAAACAATTGTAGAGTCTATTAGTAATGATTATTTTGATAGTGTTTATAATAAGGCTATTGAAGCTGGCGCTTTGGGTGGTAAGTTGTTAGGTGCTGGCGGAGGCGGTTTTTTTATCTTTTACGTTAAAAAAGATAAGCGTAGTGATGTTATGAGTGCTGTGACAGAAGGTACTGAGTGTAAAATATATGATTTTCAATTTTACGAAAAAGGAAGTGAAGTTGTAACAAACTGCTAAAGGAGAAAAACATGAAGTCGAATATGCTTATTGCTGGTGCTGTTGCGTTAGGTCTTACCATTCCTGTTTTTGGTCAAGAACCAAAGAAGGAAGTGAAGAAGCCTGAGCCTCCAAAAGTTGAAGCGAAGAAGGATGCTCCTAAAAAAGAGCCGGCTAAGAAAGAAGAGCCAAAGAAGGAAGTGAAGAAGGAAGAACCAAAGAAGTAACAAAAAGGCCCTTCGGGGCCTTTTTTATTGTTGATATATTTTCATTGTCATGTTACAATGTTGATGTTGCTCGAAACCTTAAAGAGGATAATATGAACAGCAGGATTGTCTGGTTGTGGTTACACTGGTTTGCTGTTTTTGCATTTACATATTCGTTTGTTCAAGTTGCTGTGGATATTGTGTTCTATGAATGGTATCATTACTGGTATGATCTGATCTCTTTTAGTGTTGGAGCTACGTATGCAGGGCTCGCGTTTATTCGTTTATGGAATAAAAAGGACTAAATTATGAACATCTTTAATCTTGATCCGAACGTTCGTATTTCTTCAGCCGTTAATGTTAATTTGTCAGCTCAACAATGGGATCTGTATACAGAATCATTTCCTCGCCACACAATTGAAAAGGTGGCTTCTTACCTCAACAATCGTTTCAATCAAGGCTATAATCAAGGCATGACCAAAGAGCGGTTATCAAACTTTATGGATGATTTGATGGAAACGTTTAGTGTGTATGGTGCTAATGATCGCGAAACCCGTAAAGTTCTCGGTAAATTGTTAGAACAAGTTTATCCTTAGTGTCAAATCCTCCTAAATACCTAAAAATTAGGAGGACTTATGACTACCCCTTCAAGCACAATAACAGCAGGCGATGTTAACACGGAGTTAGGCAGGTCATCTACAGCTTCGATGTCTCTCAACGAAGAAAAAGTACGACGTCTGGCAGACCAAACATCAGGCACAGTAACGTTTGACAATCTTCGCAACAAAAGCAGGACAAAAACCTACAACAGCGGACAAGTCGTTCCGTCGCGTAGCCGATCGATAGGGTTCTCCACAGAGTTTATCAAATGGTCGGGAAATACGTCGTACTATGTTCCTAGAGTTGTTGATGATCTGCAGTACAACTGTGGATCTCTCGATGTTGACATCTATGATACAACGGCATATGCCAACGCTAGCATTCAAACACAAAATTTAACACTAACAATCGGTCTAACCTGGGATAGTTATAAGGTAGATGGAATAGACACTAATTTTGGTTTGATTTTTGGTATCAAGCCAGCCGGCTATCCGTTTCAATCATTTAGTGACTATAGTAATCAGAACGGTCTAATATCTCTAGACAGTGGATCTTATAGCGGTAGCCGTATAAAAACAGGCACAGTAACACAAAGCTATTCACTATCAAATGCTGTATCGCTTGGTGATACTGGTGGATGGAGTTGGGGATACACAGGCCAGTGGAATACAGGCAAAATATCTAGAACAGACCACATGTTATCAATTAATATGAACGTTAATCTTGATAGTGGGTGGAGCAACAACGAACCAATTACAATACATTATGCTCAGATAAGTGGTTCTTATTCAATTTAGTAGCGGGTTGACTTTTTTTCATAAAAAGTCTAGAATTGTCAATGTAGTGAATTGATAAACAACTGGAGATTATATTATGGCACACAATATTGAAATTGTAAATGGTGTTGCAAAGATGGCCTACGCCGGCGAATTGCCGTGGCATGGCCTTGGCAAGGAAGTCCCTGCTGATCTGTCTACTGACCAGATGTTGAAAGCGGCAGACCTTGATTGGCAAGTTGAAAAGATCCCCGCGTACTCAACAATCGATGGTAAGAAGGTTTCTGTCGGTTGGTCTGCCCTCACTCGTATGACCGATCATAAGGTTCTTGGCGTTGTGTCGAACGAGTGGAACCCCGTGCAGAACGAGGAAGCGTTCGAGTTCTTCCGTGAGTTCGTTGAAGCTGGTGACATGCAGATGCATACGGCTGGTTCGCTTGATGGTGGTCGTATCGTGTGGGCGCTTGCCAAGGTCAATGATGGGTTCACCGTGTTCAAGAAGGATACCGTTGAGTCATATCTCCTGTTCACGAACCCGCACAAATTTGGTCAAGGGATCGACATTCGTTTCACTCCGATCCGTGTTGTGTGCAACAACACCCTAACACTCGCTATTAACTCTAAGTCTGAGCAAGTGTTCAAACAGTCTCACCGTCGTGCTTTTGATGCTGACACTGCTAAGGAGACTCTCGGCATCGCAACCCGCAAGCTCGCCAAGTATAAGGAAATGGCTGAGTTCCTCGGTGTCAAAAAGTATACCGAGCAGAAGCTCAAGGAATACATGGGTAATGTGTTCCCTGTGATTACTCAGAAGGAGAACAGCAAGAAGGAGTTGTCGAAGTCTGCTGTTCGTGCTCTTGAGATCGTTGAAGCGCAACCTGGTGCTGAGTTTGCTCGTGGCACGTGGTGGAACGCGTTTAACGCTGTCACGTTCCTGACTGACCACGAGATTGGTCGTACAAATGACACTCGTATCAAGTCTGCTTGGTTTGGTCAGAACCGTAACCTCAAGATCAAAGCTCTCGAAACTGCAGTCGAGTACGCTAACGCGGCTTAATTGTAGTAACATTGCCACGCGTCGAAAGGCGCGTGGCTTTTTTTGTTGACTTTATTTTTGCAGCTCAATATAATCCTGCTGTCAGGGAAAAGTTATAGGAGGTAGTATGAAGACCCATCCGTTTAATCCAGCTCGCTATCCAGACGAAGATTTTAACACATATCAGATCCGTCGGTGGAATGAGAATATGTATTTCAAAGAACTTTCTAAACCTAGAATGTTTTGGAATTCGTATGTCGATGGTCGTTACGTTTCTGGTTCTGAGGCCGACAAGTTTAATTTAGAACTAACAGCATGAATATTTTTTATCTTCACCTTGATCCTGTTGCATGTGCTCGTATGCACAACGACAAGCATTGTGTGAAGATGATTGTTGAGTATGCTCAGTTACTCTCTACTACTCATAGAATCTTAGATGGAGACCAATACTTAACTACAAACGTTAATGGTCGTAAGGTTGTCAGGTGGAAGCTGTCGGACTATAGAGAGGATGTATTGTATCAAGCTGCACACGTTAAGCATCCTTCTGCGATATGGACGAGGCAGTGTGATAAGAACTATTCGTGGTTATACACATTGTTTTGCAATTTGATCGATGAGTATAGCTATCGGTATGGTCGGACGCACAAGACAAGCGAGCTGATTGAGTATTTAAAATTTCTACCTGGAAATATTAAAATCGGGCAATTTACAGAGCCAACACCTGCTATGCCCGACGAATACAAGGTAGAAGGAGATTCTTTACGATCATATCACAACTACTACAGATATGGTAAAGATCACCTCGCTAAATGGTCTAAACGCCCTACACCAATTCTTTTAGATAAGTAACAAACATATTAATGGATGTTGAACTTATATGTTAAAACTAATAAAGTATAATGATGGTGTAGGAGCTGTTGACATTTGGTATTTTGTAAACAGCGAGGACACGTTAGCCAGTCCTGTATTTGAAACAAAGGATCAAGCTATTAGTTGGGCTCATAGTCGGACAGAGCTTGACTCAACGAAGTGGGAATGGTTGTAAACTGTAGTGAAAGAAAGCTGTTCGGACCCCGGTTCGATTCCGGGCAGGTCCACCAAAAGCACACTGATTGTCCCACAGAGGCCCTCACTAATATCTGGACAGTGTGCTTCTGATGGGCCTGAATTGGTCTCGACGGGCAGGGAGTATGGCATTATGGCAACCCGAGAGGCGACTGCCGTAAGCAGAGCAAAACCAAGTAAACGCCAATGATAGCGATTACGAAATGGCTCTTGCTGCCTAACAGCGCAATTGCCTGAGCTTTTGGGGATGTGCTTGGAAACAGAAACATCCCCTTCGTTTTTAACAACAGAGGAACAAAAATGTCTCAAAGAACCGTCAGCGCGATTGCTACAATCGCGTGTGTGGCAATTGGACTATTTGTTGGATTTGTTGCCACAAATTCTGCTATATCACGTTTCACCAATAAGTATCAAGGCAAGGAGTTTATAACAGCAGCAGAAAGAGAAAGACAACTTAAGTGTCTTGCATTAAATGTTTATCATGAGGCTGGTGTGGAATCATTTGAGGGAAAGATTGCTGTTGCTCAAGTTACAATTAACAGATCTAACTCTCCACATTTTCCGAATGACATTTGTAGAGTTGTGTACCAAAAAGACACATTGATGTCGAAGACAGTATGCCAATTTTCGTGGTATTGTCTTCATCCATCAAGTTTAGCTCCAACAAATACAAAATCGTACGAGGAATCATACATAGCAGCAAAGAAGGTTCTTTTAGAGGACTTTCGATTGGATCTTTTACATGATGCGTTGTATTACCACGCTGACTACGTTAATCCTGGCTGGAAGAAAAAGCGAATTGGAAAGATAGGAAGGCATATATTCTATGAATAAAGTAAATGGGTTGTCATTCTCCTCTCAATACCTCAAACAATTGTGGAGCGATCTAGTTGCTGGTACGATTAGGTCCCTAGATATTATTGGAATGATATTTATTCATCTCGCTACGATTCCAACTCTTATTGCAGCTCAGAACGGAACAATTGATAAGCTTCCGTCAATTGATATTGTGCTGTTCATCTGGGCAGGATTGAGTGTGTGGTTCTGTAGGGCACTAATGCAGAAAGACACCATCATGACGGCCGGTATTGGTGTTGGTTTTATTATTCAAGCCCTACTCCTTGCGCTACTTCTGTTCAAATGATTACAGTATTGTTTGATGATTACCATGTGACCCCTGAGCAAGAAAAAGAAATTGCTCAGATACACACATCCAAAAACCTTTTACTGGAAATAGAAAAGGTTGTAACCGATAAACGGTTGACTTATATTGAAGCAGTAGTATATTATTGTGAGACGACTGGATTGGAAGTTGAAGTTGCAGGAACACTGATTAAAAACAATCCTAAGCTGAAGGCGTTGATTCAGGAAGAAGCTGAGGATCTTCATTATCTACCACGAACAGGAAAGTTACCATTATGAGCGAACATGCCGCCGGCCCTGAGAAGGCCCCAGTTGAATATAATTTTGTTCCCCCGTCTGACCATTCTACTCCAGGTCTTGCAGCCCATCTGGGCGGTCATGGGTTTGAGACTCACACAGACGATGGGGCAATCGACTACTTGATTAAGACTTTTAATATTAAGTCTGCTGTTGATATTGGGTGCGGACCTGGAGGCGTTGTTAAGCAGTTTATTCAACGTGGTATTGATGTGGTTGGTATTGATGGTGATCACTTATGTCCCCGTGAAGAATCAGTGCAGAAAGTAACGGTCATTCATGATTACACTGTAGGCCCTTACAAGTGCGATCCTGTACGTGACCTAGCATGGTGTGTCGAATTTGTTGAACACGTGGAAAAGAAGTACATGCCAAACTTCATCGAAACGTTTAAGACGTGCAAATACGTCACAATGACACATGCTTTTCCTGGTCAAGGCGGTCACCATCACGTCAATTGCATGCCTCCCGAATATTGGGTTGGTGCAATGGAAGCTAATGGTTTTGAGTTACTAATTAACGAAACTAACGAAATGCGTAAGGCCTCTACAATGGCTCAACGTTATATTCGTCAACAAGGCCTCATTTTCCGTAATATTAATGTCGCCTGAAATGGCTGAAGCGTTTGAAGCGTATAAGAAGTATCTGGCGTTAAAAAGCCACTTTACGAACCCCAAGTATGATTACTTTAAGTACCAGGGACGAGTGAAAGCCACGCCAGATACTTTTGAGACTCGGAAAGACAAGTACTTCTTCTACAAACTTTCAAAGCAGAAAAATCTAGAACAATATCTCGTTGCAAGTTTTGTTGACCTTGGACCTTCCCAGTGGATCGGGGATCTGATGGAAAACATGAAAGTTAACAACACGTATGCAAAGTGGTTAAAGCGTCAGGAGTCGATAACCTATCACTACAAGAATGAATTGATAGGGCTGGACGATGACTATAACAAGAACTTTGAAGTTATTGATGGTCAACATCCGTCCTTACTCAAGAAATATCTTCAAAAAGATGTGTGTATTGAAACAGTTATCATCCTTGATACTATTACACCGTTTATAAAATACTGGAACAAAAATATTGATGATCGCGTTGTTTGGCCTGAAGTGAGAAATAAAATTGATAAATATAAGCCATTCGTGCGATTTAACAATGAAAAGTGTCGCCAACTCACTATTGACCGCTTCATAAATAACAAACAATAACAATAATAAAGGGCGAGGCAATGGGAGATCCCACTACTTACGTCACAGCAAAAATAGCATCTGCAATTGGTGGGTTGTTTGGTGGTATGAGCATGATGTCGTTTATCAAGCCTAGAACAATAAGTGAGGCATTTGCAAGAGGGGGTATTTCGACTGGTGCAGCAATTATCTTTGCGACACCTGTTCTTGTAGGCTTAGGTCTCCCAACGAACTGGGAAATGCAATTAATGGCTGGTGGTACTGTTGGTTTTGTTGCTTATTCCATTTTAGGTGCAGTTGCAAACTTCTTTTCTAAAAACAAAGACGACGACATTGTTGATCTTGCTAATAAAGTAAGAGGAACAACACCAAATAGAGTAGCGAAGGCTAGAAGAGGGAAGCAGAAATGATCGCCCCCGATTTTATAAATTTCCTAACTTTCTTTGCTCAACCAGTTAATTTTTTTGCTCATTTAGTTATATTTCTCGGTGCTTTCTACATCTTATTGCATAATAAGCATATGCCTAGATGGCACGTTACACCCTTGTGGTGGGCAGGTTGTGCAAGTTTATTCACATTCTTTACAATTGTAATGGGTCTGTTTTTTGGAGATGATTTTGTATTTTCTTATTCTAGATTTGGTTATGTTGGTGAAGTAGCATTTAATACTTGCATAGCCTCGGTTGCTCTTGTTTTCCTAGTAAGAACATTAAAAGCTGATCTTCAAAGAAAGAAACAAGCAAAACCAAAAATTTCATACGCCAAAAAGAAGCGTTGACGTATTTTTTGATGTACTATATAATGGTAATGCTGTAAACTAGTTGTGTTGTTATGGTTAAGTGGATAAGAAGTTATACTAACATACTTTCATACGAGGTAATTATATGTCTACAAGTTTTGCTCAGCTCAAGAAGTCCCGTCAGTCCAATTTCGATAAGCTCGTCTCCGAAGTCTCCAAGCTCGATGCCAAGCAGCAACAAGGTCAGCAAGAAGACAATCGTTTCTGGTATCCAGAAGTTGATAAGTCTGGCAACGGTTATGCTGTTATTCGTTTTCTTCCAGCTCCGTCGGGCGAAGATGTTCCGTTTGTCCGTGTGTGGGATCATGGTTTCCAAGGTCCTGGTGGTTGGTACATTGAAAAGTCGTTGACGACGCTTGGTCAGAAGGATCCTGTCTCCGAGTACAATTCTCAGCTGTGGAATTCCGGTATTGAATCAAACAAGCAGCAAGTCCGTAAGCAAAAGCGCCGCTTGAACTTTTTCTCGAACATCCTTGTTGTAAAAGATCCTGCCAACCCCGCTAATGAGGGTAAGGTGTTTCTCTTCAAGTTCGGTAAGAAGATCTTCGACAAGCTCAACGCAGCAATGAATCCCGAATTTGAGGATGAGAAGCCTTTGAATCCGTTCGATATGTGGGAAGGTGCCAACTTCAAGATTAAGATTCGTAATGTTGAAGGATATCGTAACTATGATAAATCTGAGTTTGACTCTCCTGCTCCGATTTCAGAAGATGACAAGGAACTCGAAGCGTTGTGGAGTAAGCAGTATCAGCTTCAGGAGTTTGTTGATCTAAAGAACTTCAAGTCATACGATGAGCTGAAAGCTAAACTGCATAAGGTTTTGTGTCTCGATGGGTCTGCACCAAAGCCGACTAGTCGTGCTGTAGATAATGAAGAGGATACAATGGCAGCTCCTAAGCGTCCGACAAAATCTGCTAAGGAACTTGATCAGGCGTTTGAAGAAGACGATGACAACATGGATTTCTTCAAGAAGCTTGCTGAAGAAGAGTAATTAAGTAAGTGAGGAATTGACAGTCCTAGGGCTGTCTGACTGAGGAGCCGATCCCTTACGACGTTGTATGATAGTGCTGTTATCTGCAATATTAATAATAGGGGTCGGCTCTTTGCTTTGTTGTTTTTGTTGAAATGCTACATCTCCAGAAGCTTGATTCATTGCCTGGCCTGTAGTGGGAGCCTGAGCAATCATCGTACCCCCTGATGGTTGAATTTTATTTCCATATTGTTGTTCAAAACTAGCTATCTTTTCACTATATTTCTCAGCCGATGCTGTAGCATACCCTGCTTTAGCAATTTCATATCCAAATCCCGCTGCTGTAGTTTGCTCCCTAGCTTTAGCGTAGCGTGAAGAAGATATAAACTTTGCAAAGCTATTAGCAAAATCTTCTGGATCTTTAAATTTAGCAAAATAGCTTCTCACCTGTACCCAATTTTGACCTTTATTCTTTGCATCTTGCCATTGACCTTTTCCATACCATTCATCGACTGTTACGTCACGCCCTTTCTTTTTCATTTTATCATCTTGACTGAGTACACGGTGCAGCGTTTCTCCTGATTGTTTAGCACGTTCAAGTTGGGCATCTGTATAACGTTCTTCGGTTAATACATAGTCGCCTTTTTCGTATGGACTGCCCTTATACCACTTGATGCCTGCATAGTTAAAATCAGCAGGTAAGCTTTTTCCATATCCTGACTCTCCTGCCCATTGACCGAGAATGGCTACAGGCGGTACTTTGCCACCTATCATCTGGGAAACTTTTTGTGCGTATGGGGTAAGACCTTTAACAAAGGCCTCAGGTGAAGAAAATATACCCCCACCAGAGGGTTTAACTTCTGCCTCGGGTTTAATGGAAGGAGCTGGAGGTCGTCCAGCTGGTGCAGCTGGTTTTGGAGCAGGAATCTTTTCAATCCTTGGAGCCTCAGCAAGGGTTGGCACTCCGACTTTTGTTGGAGGAACTTCTACTCGTTGGGGAGCAACTTCTGAAATTTTAGCTGGGACCTTACCAGGTTCAATTGTTGGAGCTTCAGCAAGTTTTGGCTCTTCTTTAACAGGGGCAACTTCTATTCGTTGGGGAGAGACTTCCGAAACTTTAGCCGGGACCTTACTAGGTTCAATTTTTGGTGCTTCGACGAGCTTCGGCTCTTCTTTAAGAGGAGTGACTTCTATTCGTTCAGGAGTAACGGTTGGTTCTTTCCTAGGTGGAGCAGCAGGACGTATACGTTCCCATGGTACCGTACGTGTTTGAGTTGGTGGAGGAGGCTTTGGAGCTTCGGAAGGAGGAGCTGGCGTAGGTTCAACAGGTTCTTTTTTTGGTTCTGTTTTACTTGGAGGAGCCTCGGTAGATTTCTTTTGATCAATCTCTTGACCAAGCTTTTGTATTTCTTTTGTTTTTTCGCTAACTTGCCTTTGTATTTGATCAGGAACATCTTTTGTAAACATACCTTCAAAAATACCTTTAACCACCTCTTTCATAATAGGAACAACGCCATCTCGTGTCAAAAGAGCTGCTCCTGCAGCTAGTGCTGTGTAATTAACAACGTTAGAATCGGGTTGGGACTTAGGCTGCTGTCTGGGGATAGTGGGTGTTGTTTCTTCCAGAGGCTGAGCTGTATCGACAGGTTGTTGCTCAATTGGTTGTGTTTGCCGTTTTGCTTTTTCTACAACTGTACTTGGAGCTTGTTGCTCTTGGGGACGTTGTCCGGTAGGAGTTGCAGCTGTAGGTGGAGCTGATGGAGAAACTGTACGCTGTTCTTTTTTAGGTTTTTCTAGTGGAATTTTATAAAAAGGAGGAGTTTGAAACTTTTGTTTTGATGGTATTGCTAATTGTTTGTTTGTTTTCTCAATAATAGAGCCAATTCTAACTACTTCGTTTGTAATTTCAGTAAACAAAGCTGCTTGTCGCTTTAGCAAAGAAGCGTTTTGTTTAGTTTGCTGTTTGAGATTACTTACGATGTTTTTAATCATGTTATGCCACGGAGGTAAACACTATATCAACATCAAGATCACTTCTTGAAGCAACAGGTGAAGGAATATACGAAAGGTCTGTATCTTCATAGCCTTCACTCGTGCTTCGAGAGTTGTCAATAACGTTTGTACTAATATCAGGCTGTTTTGGAGTGTAGTATTGCTGGGCAACATTAACACTTCTCTGCATGATGTCCATTCCCGTTGTTGGTTCTTCTGCAACGGGTTGTGTCATAAGAGTTGGTTGTAAGGAAGCTGACGGCGTGGGTGATGGAGGGGAGATTTCTCCACCCATTGGTGTTTGATCCATCATCTGTCCGGTACTTTCTCCTCCCATAGGAGTTTGATCCATACTTACTGGAGCCCCGCCAGCTGCTTGTTGGGTTCCCTCACCACCCATAGGAGTTTGATCCATACTTACTGGAGCCCCACCAGCTGTTTGTGGATATGACTCCATTCCTTGTTGTGGTACTGGAGCTTCAACCCGCTGCCCACCTGTACCAGTAAGCATTTTGAAGGTCTGTCGCAAATCACCAATGTTTTGCTCAGCTGTTTTTGCCAGATTAGCAATATTATTTTTCTCTATCTCAAAATCATAACCCTTTGATGAGGGTTGTTTTTTTAATTGGTCTTTTATCTTAGTTTGAACATCTACGAGTCTACCAATTTTTTCTTTAAAATCAGTTTTTTGTTCTGATGATGTATTGCTGGGTAAAGATTCTTTTTCTAGTCGCTGGTATAGTGTGACACTCTCGTCAACTTTTTTTGATGTATCTGTAAGCTCTTTTCTTGCTTTATCGTGAGACGTTTTTATAGCCCCTTTATCAGGCGTTGTACTATCTGGGGCTTCATAGGGTGCTGTAGCTCCTGTTTCACTTTCCATAGAGGAGCCAGCAACGCCTGGTGTTTCAACAATAGCTTCCTTTGCTTTTTGTCTACCTTCCTCAGTAAAAAGAGTTTTAGCAACTCCTTTACCTACATTCTTCACTCTCTCAGCGACATCGGACATTGCTCTGAAAGGAGCCATAATTGTTTTTGCCCATTCCTCGTCTAACCCTATACCCCTTAGCACGTTTTCAATTACAGTACCAACAATTTCTTTAATGTCTTTAGGTAATAACAAACCAGTGAGCGCAGCAATTCCAGCCATACTAAGGCCTTGTTGTGGAGTTTTAGGACCAGCAGCAAGTAGCCTAGTCCCCATTCCAGTAGCAGCTTGTCCTACAGCCCGTCCTCCTGCCTGTAATATTGTCCTTCTTAAACCTTTAGAAATGCCAGCTTTTTTTAAATATTGAGCTCCAGCTTTAAGAACCTTGGATTTGATGAGTCGAGTTCCTGTGGCAAGCAGTCCTTCTTTCTCGACTAATCTTCCCCCCACATAACGTTTAGCTATACTTTTCAAACGTTCTGCACCAAACATCTTATCACGTCTTACGAGTCTTTGAGCTGCTGACGGAGAAGTGGTGGTAGATTTGTATAGAGAAGTAATTAGTTGTTGGTTTTTTTGTAATAATGTTTTAACACGCTGCATTTCTCTGCGAACGGAAGAAACGGCTTCTACGCTTTGTTTGAGTAAAGCGTTATTCTTTTGACTTGCGCCGACTAGACCGCTCATGTCTTGAGCAAGTCTATTCTGTACACTTTTGAGTATTCCTTGTTTCAGCGCCTTCATTTGAGCGGCGTTGTTTTGCTTTTTGTTGTTGGCCACTATCTGGTCCTTAACCTTTCCTCTTCTTTATCAAGATAGTCACGTAACAATTCAACATAAAGATCACGCTCAAACGGTATTAAATTTTCAATCTCCGCTATAGAATACTTGTGGTGTTGAGCTAAACTAAAGTTAATAAAATAATAATTGGAGATTGAATTGTAGTTTAGCCCAATGTAAAAAAATCTGTAAGCGTGTCTAGCGGTACCACTCGCTCATGATTTAACGAGTTGGTATATTTTACTTCATAATGTAGGCGAGGCATTGTTTTAAAAAACTCAAGTATCTTTTCCAAAGAATTTACATCAAGATTTTGCACAAACTCTTCAATTTCTTTCTCGGAAAAATCTTTTGCGTTGTAGACGTTGTCTGTATCATAAACAACATCAATACATTTTTTAATTACTTCAAAAGCAGCGTCGTCTTCCTCTTGAGAAGATAGCTTGTTAAAAACATCGATGGAAGGATATTTCATAACAACACCAATCTGACCATTAATTTTAATTTTGTTGGTGTGCTTAGGATCTCTAACCATCTCCACATCTTCAAGATCTACATCAACAGTGTATATCTTTTCATCTTCATAGTCTTTGTAAGATAGAGATACAATGTTGTTTACTGATCTACTTCTTAGCTTAAGAAAAAAATATTCAATGTCAAAAGTTGCAAATGTTTCTACGTCCACATCACTATCAACAATACAGTTATTAATAACTTGCTTCAAAGATTTGATGATTTCCTTCTCATCACCACCTTGTTTTGCCATAAGAAGAATCTTTTCTTCTTTAACGAGAAATGGTCTAAAGCTAACTCGTTTTCCCGTTGAGGGCAATGTCAATTCATATATTGGGTGTTCAATTTTCGGTAAAGGCATAACGACTCTCCATTATGTTAAGTTTCAAATTAAATTCCCCCTCCAAACACAAGCCTTGCGTTGTTAACTACATTAACAACGTCTCCTATGCTCTGGGGTTTCTTCAATGAGGTTAAAACGGTGGCTGCTGTTCCTGTCCTGAAAATCATGCTGAGCACGCTCTGATCTCCTGCACGCTCAGTATTTAAGCTCTTCGTAAGATCGACGGTAGCAGACTTGTGTGTCCATCTTGTATAAGTAAAGTTAACACTAAATCTTGCTAGTTGATTTGTACTGCCCCAGTTTAACGAGATGTCACTAACAGATGTTGGAAAAGCATCTTCCAAGTAATACACAGCTACTTCGTCCCTCTTTTCATTAAAGACAGTAATAAAAAATTCGTTTGCTACATATTCGTTTTTATATCTAAAGAAAAAAGGAGCTTTTTCTACGGTGTTAGATGGAGAAAGATACTCATCAAACTTAACAATACCGTTCATCCATTCAGAAAAAACCTTCAATATTACTCCTGCACCATCTCCAATAAAATTTACCGATATATCGTTAAATGAAATATCTTTAGCATAACGAACGGTTGGTCCAAATCCATATCGACGAGTTTCACCAGTTCCTATATTCACGCCTGGAAGATTAACGCTTTCAGCATACAGCATTAATAGCCCCTCGTCTTTATTACCTGTAACAGAATTTTTACCTATACCACCACCTTGAAAACTGGCTTTTGAAAGAAACGCTGGAAGACCAATCTGCGTAGCAAAGAGGTTGTCCCTCATTCCACCAAACGTTCTTAGCTGCGTGGTATTTCTATTTTGAGCTGTATTATTACCGTTTGTGCCTGTACCTAACAGCTGTCCAAGCGCGTTGCCTGCAGCACCAATTGCTGTAGTACCTAGTCCAATTGCTGTTGCTAATCTGGGATTACTTAATATGCTCATTTACTTCTTTCTATTAATCTGATAGAATCTTGGTGCACTTTTTGTTTACTTTCTTTAGCAAACTGCTCAAGAGGAAGAAATAGTGCTAACTCCCAATGTTTGGGGTGTACTTGTATAAATCTGGAAGTAACCTGTTTATTTAGGTAGCGTTTGACACATGGCTTGAAGAACGTACTCATGCTTCTTAATGTATTATATGACATTCCCTGTAGTTTTGTTGTCTCATCATATTTCTCATTATTAACAAACGTATACAGCATATCCATTAATCTGGCTCTGTATGTGTGAGGAAGATAGTGGAGGTTAATTCCGTAGAACCCATTGTTGGTTTTTTCGAAAGGAAAAATCACAGGAAATTGATCATAGTATGGAAGTGTAGCAGCTGTTTTAGGACTGTAATTAAACATGTACATATTACCAACAACTATCGATCTTTTCGTCTTGGATTCAATTTGACTTTGGAGTGTGCTAACTTTAGCCTCAGATTCCGCAATATCACGTAGCCATATTCTTGCTGTTGTCATTTTTTTTGACATTTGACCTTGTTTAATTGTGGATTTGAGGTTTTCCTGGTATATCTCAGCAATTCCAAGCTCTTTTGGTCTGATTGTTGTTGTAGCAGTGTTGGAAGGCTTATAAAGGTTAGCAATTCCGTCCTTTTGCCTAATGGTTGTTGTAGCTGTATTTGCTGGATTGTAAATGTTAGCCATTTATTCCAAGATCCTTTTCTGTCATTACTACAAACTTCCAATTTCTGTCTTTACAATATTCACTTGCTGCTTCCCATTTGGAACTGTTTATGCCCCAGGTATATACCTCATTAAGGTATCTTTTTGTCTTTTTTGTCTGAGCTTTTGGTGGAACCGTTTGATTGTGTGGCTTCACCTCAATTACTACGTTTTCTATTTTTCCTGATGGGCTACGCTTACGAACAAAAAAATCAGGGAAATAGCGGTGTATTTTGTTATCTATCGGTGACCTATAAGGAATCACAAGCTCCTCGCTACCCCATTGAAGAACATCGGGGTGGGTGTCTAGCCAGATCATTAGCTTAAGCTCCCACGATGATCGATAGACTATGTTTGTCGGATCCCCTTTGTATTTCGCTGGATTCTTTGGCTTGAAAAATCCCTTATAAAACATAAAAGTATGAATATATTAATAATTGTATTTAGTCAATATAAATAAAAATACCATAACAAGGAGTTAGTTGAATGGCTATTTTCGATCCAGTCAAAGCTATAACAGGTACAAGCTTAGGAGGAACAATCACAGCAGCAGGTCAAAGTATTGCAAATAAACTTAATTCATCCCTCCCAGGGCTAAAAAACGGACTAAGCCGAACTAACTCAACGACGACAATCATTGCAGAACCACTTGCAGATAGAAGAATTGTTCCTTCAAGTCAAATGCTTGTATTTCCTTCAGATTTGCCTGATCAGCTGGCTCATTTTAAGTTAGATATTAAAGAATACCGCAAACCGACTGCCGATCAACAAGGAAGAGACACTCTTCTAGGAACTGTCTATTTGCCCTTGCCAAGTAACATCACGGAAGGGTTTAACATGAACTACAACTCAGCTCAGTTTGGTCCTATTTTAGGGGATCCGGCTCTTCAAAAGGTGATGGGTTCTTTAGGAGACAGAATTACTGGGGCCACGTCTGGTGAGCTAACAAGTGCAGAAAAAGAACAAAGTAAACAACTTGGAACAAATATAGGTAAGGGTGCTGCTCCATACGTGTTGAGATCTCTTGCAAGAGCTGTTTTAGAAACAGGAGGAGTACAGAGACAGACTGCAGAGGGAGTTATTGATGTATTTCAAGGAGCAACTCCCAACCCAGGACTTGCACTGTTGTTTCAATCAAACTCGTTTAGAAAATTTACATATAATTGGCGTCTTGCTCCTACCAGTAAAGAAGATGCAATGATGATGGAAAAAATAATAAACATTATTCGCTTCGGAATGCATCCTGGAAGAGAGGGGTTCTTTTTATCATTCCCGTATAGATTCTTTCCTAAAATGGTTGTTAAAGGTAACGAGATTATTAAGTATAAACCTTGTGTTGTGGAAAGTTTTAACGTGGATTATGCTCCAGGTTCGTTGCCAGCCTTCTTCACGGACGGTAAACCCCTTGAAGTAAACATTTCAATCTCTATGCAAGAAACAGAAATCTTTACACGCAACGAGCTCTCTCTAGGCCAAACTAACATGGGTGGGGAGGGAGAGTAATGAGCTCACGTTCAGAATATTTTTCTAAGTTTCCTATTATAACCTATAACAATGTGTATGCTATAGATTTATTGAGACGTGTTCGTGTCATTGAAGATTATAAGAAAGAAGCCTTAAGTTATTATAGTTATAATGTAAAGGAAGGAGAGCGTTCAGACATCGTATGTGACGCCTTTTATGATAATTCTTACTATACGTGGATGTTGTATTTGATGAATAATCAAATGGACCCCCTACTCGAGTGGTACAAAGATTCAGTAACGTTAGATAATTACATTATCGGAAAGTATGGTTCGATTGATGAGGCTGTTTCTAAGACAGCCTATTACCGAGTAAATACAACGACAGCAAAGATTACTAAATCTGCTTACAACGCATTAACGACAGCTCAAAAAAAGTATTGGACGAGATCATTTGCTACTCCTCAACAAGAAGAAACATATTGGAAGCAAGAGGAAAGTAGTAGAGATTATAGTCAGTTTACTTATTATGAAATTACAAAAACTCCTCTGGTTTCCGAAACCAACGTCGTCGCTAAAGTAAGTTATACAACAACTTCTGGCAATGATACTTTAGAAGTTGGGGATCTTATTCAAAAGAAAGTTGGGGGAACTCTTCAAGCAGAGGGAGAGGTTGCTTCTTTAGTCGATGGAGCTGCATTTATTAAACATGTTACCGATACCAATTTCTTTTCAAGCAACGGATCTTCGACAAGCATTAGTGGAACCATGACGGTCCGTAATAAAGATCTATCATTAACTGTATCTTCAAGTAATGTCGTATCTTACTCTATACCTTTAAGTGAATATAGCTATTGGCAACCGATTTCATTTTATGATCTTGAAGTGGAAATAAATGCATCTCGACAGCTAATAACGATGTTAACAAAAGAATACACCTCAAGAGTAGACGACGATCTTCGCCAAGCACTGAAAGTTTAATAATGTCAGTTAATCAACCAAGAGAAGGTAAAGTAAGTAAACTCTTTCTTAAAAAATATAATTCAGACATTAAAAAACCAATTGGACCTCAGTTGGTAATGTTTTCTTTATACGAAGACATTCAAAAGCCTTCTCTGTATGCTGAATTTCAAATTAGAGACTTTGGTAACTTGCTACAAAGTTGGAGCACGAAACCTGAGGAAGACACATCAAATGCGTTAGAGGGAGCCGAGTCTATAGTTGTTACAGTTTCCGATCCTGTAAACACACCAATTATTAGAGACTATGAGTTCGGTATTGTAAGTGTAACTAATAACAGTAGTAACCCAACTGAAATGGGACAAGTGTATGTTATTCGTGCTATTAGCTTAGAGCATTTGAAAAATACTCAAAAGCGTGTCATGAAAGGATACAACGATAAAATTGAAGTAATGATTGAAGACATTATTAAAAATTATCTTGATTCCTCAAAAAAATTTACTAAGGAAGATCAAACAAAAGATACTGCTCTAATTACTGTACCGCGATACAACGCATTCAAAACTATTGACATGCTTCGTAAGAGAGCAGTGAGTAAGCGGTATCCAAATTCTCCTTATTTGTTTTATGAGTCCTCGGACGGTTATAATTTTGCAACCATTGATTATATTATAGATAATAATAAGAAAAAAGATATTAAAACCTACACAACAAAAACAGCTACTGAGGTTGATTTTGATGATAACCTCCGCAACCAACAATACCGAAACATAATTGATTATGAAGTCGTGAAAAGCTTTAATACATATGAAAAAATTTCCAGTGGTGCAATGGCTCTAGAAGTATTCTCGTTCGACGTTACTACAAAATCTTTCACGCAAAAAAAATATGATGTAAAAACAGCAAAGCTCCCTCAACAAACAGATAGCAAAGGTAAGCTGTACCCAGATAAATTATATGATACGTTTTCAGATCCAGGCCGGTCTATCTTCCTTCCCTCATCTGTCGATGTTAAGCCTACAATAGTAGAAAATGCTGGAGAAAAGGAAATTGCGTCTGCACTATTTGCTGATACTGTAATTATTATTAAAGTTGCTGGAGATACTTCTGTTACAATCGGAGAAATAATTAACGTCGAGCTTCCCTCAAAAGATGATGCTGCAAAACTTGACAGACCCCAATTCAAACTGGATGCAAAGTATTCAGGCAATTATATGATTACAAAAATACGACATTTATTTTCAATTGACGAGCATGATATGGTGCTTGAAGCAGTAAAGGTAGGAAAGAAATCATGACAACTAAATCAATGGGTCAGAATGGTTTTCGGTGGTTTATAGGAAAGGTGGTTGAAAGGGAAAAGGATCCTTTAAAACTTGGCCGTCTTAAAGTTCGTATATTTGGATTGCATGACGATGAAGGACGAATCCCAAATAATATGTTGCCGTGGGCAACTATCTTAACGCCTCCGTACAGTGCCGCTTCTAATCAGGTTGGCATTGCGCCTGTGGGTGCAATAGTTGGATCGGTTGTTTTTGGATTCTTTATGGATGGAAACGAAGGACAGTTGCCTGTAATAATTGGTTCGCTTGCTGGAATACCAGATAACGATATAGCAAAGCATGATGTTGCTAAACTTGCTCGTGAAGAAAACGATCTTCTTGAGGGAAAGAATAGCCGCAGATCAACGGGCGATCTTGTCACAGAACCTCAGTCTGCATACGCTGCAAAGTATCCATTTAACAAAGTTTATAGAACAGAGCGTGGCCACGTTGTTGAAATGGACGACACAGAAGGTCAAGAGCGATTGCATCTTTATCATAGAACAGGAACGTTCGTTGAAATAGACAAGGATGGTAATCGCGTTGACAAGATAGTTGGTGATAACTATACGGTAGTGGCCAAAAATGATAATGTGTTAATTAGTGGGGATTGTCTTGTAGAGATCAAAGGAAAGTCAATAGTTTTAATCAAAGGAAGCTCTACTGTTCGTGTGGAAGGGGATTGTTCAATAAAATCTGTTGGAGAAATGAATCTTCTTTCAGATAAAAGAATTGTGATGAGTGCTCCAGAGATTCATCTTAATCCCGACAGAATGGGTTCAGTAATTGCTCCTGATTCGCCTCCTGCACCTACAGCAAAAGGCAAATCAAAATATGCTGGTTATGTTAATCCAAACGTCAATAGTTCTCGGTGGGGAGGTTAATTAATTATGTCTTACGGATGGAAACACCTCAATTTCAATACAGCTGAGCCATATTTAATTTCCCAAATCATCGGGGATTATTTGAAAATTGGAGACCACGAAACTTTAAAAAGTATAGGTCTCACACAAGCATTGATTAATGAACTAGAAGAAGGAACTCCTTTCTATGACCCGTCTCGATTATATGGTTTAGGAGAACCGTTTGATTCAATACGTGATCTTGTAACAACTGGTAGAATAAATCCAGCGCGCGATTTAAATATTCCTGGTGATTTATGGAAATGGCAGTTTTTGGATTACGGCAGTGGTCGAGGAGATACCTTGCCAGAAGGAATAGGCAACCCTCAAGGACGTAGGACGTGGGTCAATGAGCGTATGCAGAACGCGTCAAACCAATACGTCAATGAATCAATCGCAAACAATTCTCCATTTTTTCAAATATCGGCCGAAGAAAGAGCAGCGTTTAAGCCCCGTCCTCTGTCAAACACGTTCGTTCACCCGTCGCTTACAAAATTTGAAACAGCTCCATCAGTAAACAGGCTGTTGTCTTTGTTTAACGCATACGGTGGTGATAGATCCTATATTTTAACAGCATTAACGGGATTTTCAAATAGAGGGCTACCTGGTTTTGCATTTTATGCTCTAGATGAAAGAGTGTCAGGGAATCCCCCTCCTCCTGAACTTGCAGATTATCCTATACCGCATGGAATGCCGTTTGGTCAAAGTAGGGGAGATAGTTTCTATTATATGTGGATGATGAGAAATGCTTATAGTGGTCAATATTCTGGATTTGAATATGATAGAATGGCAGCTATATGGGCAGAGGGACGCGCCCCATTTAGTCGATATGACATAAATCCAAGCACAGGAGAATGGTACGGCTACGATGAGGTATATCACGATTGGGGACTTGAAGACAAAATTCAAGTACCAGCATATTATAGGAAATTTCGTGGTGGGCGACGACCTGACGCAAATCATTACGAAGTAAGATATTCTTGGGATTATTGTCCAACAGGTATAACTCGGGTTGAAGACACAACAGCTGGCAATTATAGTTCTGGCGAAGAGTTTAGATATTCAATTATGAGAAACTTGGAGGATGTTCGAGGAGTAAACATACAATTGCCGAGTGGTTTAATTGTGACTGAAACAATGGTCGGGGATGAGCATACTCCTTTCTTAGAGTGGGCGGACGTTTGGGATGGTCAAACTTTTAGACCAGCAAAATGTCCACTTACAAATTACCTAGTGTTTGGAGAAAAAGAACCTCTTATCGAGTTTATAAAAGAAGTCTCAGAACATGTTAAAGCAATGAACGAGTGGTTTGGAGATGGTTGTCCCTGCGATTGGCAGGATTATGGTGGATATGTAGATCCTACAGTTGCGGCAGAAGCCGCAACTGCAGAGGCAGCAGCCGTATCAGCAGCAACTCAATACGTCCCGACTTCCACAACTTCCGCAACACCTCCATTGAACCCGAAGTTTGGAGATCTGTGGCGAGATTCGGCAACCGGCAAAACAAAAACATTTGTCCAAACCAGTGCCACCGCCGGCGCATGGGCGGATTCCTAATGTCGGGGGCTACGAGAAAACAGATAGATAGTGCTGGTGGAAAGCTTGTTGAAGGCTCAGGTAACGTTTTTGTCAATGGTAAAAGCTTAGTTCGAAAGGGAGATCGTGTTGAATCCCACGGTCGATCTAATCACAGCGCTGCAAAAATGGTTCAAGGTTCAGGCAACGTGTTTTGCAATGGAAAACCGGTGTGTAGAAAAGGGCATAAAGCATCTTGTGGCCACCAAGCTACAGGATCAACAAATGTTTTTATAGGAGGATAAGTTGGCGTTAGTTAAACAATACGATAAAAATACGGAAGCTAAACGTCGAGCTGAGAAAGTTCTTTATTCTGATTTCTTTAAAAATCTCAATATTCATCCTGAAAAACACGATTTAGCAAGACACGTAAACGAATATGCAGTAAATGAAGCGTTAAAGAACCTCCTTCTTACGGGAAAAGGAGAGCGATTTTTTAATGCGGATTTTGGTACAGATATACGGAAACTATTATTTGAGCCAATGAATCCTATTATCATGGACATGCTAAATACGTTAATCCGCGATGCAGTAACGGCATTTGAACCTCGAGTTTCGATTGACTCTGTTCAGGTCGATGGAACGCCTGATGAAAACTCTATCGTAATTACAGTAATTTACAATCTAGCAACGCTTCAAAAACGCATCGTTTTTTCGACCGTTATTGAAAGAATAAGATAAAATGGCGAATACCTCAACAAACCTAGTTACGTTAGACTTCTCAACGTATAAAACAAACCTAAAAGAATATTTAAGAAACAATGCGTTGTTTCAAGATATCGATTTTGAAGCGTCAAATATTAATGTTCTTTTAGATATTTTAGCCTATAATACATATCACAACGGCTTTTACCTAAACATGATCGGTAACGAGATGTTTATGGATACTGCGTTACTACGTGATAGTGTTGTAAGTCATGCAAAAGAACTTAACTATACTCCTCGTTCTACAATTAGTTCGGTTGCCACATTAAAAATAGTGGTGACACCTACTGTTTATGAGGATTCATTAACAATTCCTAGAGGAGCGTCATTTACCTCCACGGTTGGTTCTAACACGTATATTTTTACAACCGATCAAACAATTGTAATGGATAGACGGTTAAACACCTCTAACACGCAACTCAACGAGTTTTTTAGTAATACAGTAGAAGTATATGAGGGGTTTGTTGTTGCCGATAGCTTTGTTGTTGATGAATCAAACCCCACGCAGCGATTTGTTCTTTCAAATCCTAATGTTGACACTTCTAGTATTCGTGTATCCGTACTTGAGGATGGAGATACGCAGCTTCAATCTTACACTCTTTCATCATCTTTCTTTAATGTTACATCAACAGACAAAGTATTTTTTGTTCAAGGTGCTGAAAACAATCAATATGAAATTGTGTTTGGTAATAATGTTACTGGTAAAAAACCTAAAAATGGTGCGATCGTCTCTTGCGAGTATAGAGTTGCTGTAGGAGAATTTCCTAACGGCGCCGACAATTTTCGACTCGATGCTGCTATTGTTGGAACAGCAGGTTCCTACACGGGTGACCAAGTAGCAGTTACTGTTGTAGAGGCCGCTCAATCTGGAGCAGCTGCTGAGACACTTGACTCAATTCGTTTTAATGCGCCTCGTTATTTCCAGACTCAAGAGCGTGCTGTTACAAGAAGTGATTATGAAACACTATTAAGAGCAAACTTTCCTGAAATTGATTCCGTCCATGCGTATGGTGGGGAGGAAAACAATCCACCCCAATATGGCAAGGTAATGATAGCGATTGATGTGTTTAATGCTGATGGCATACCTCCAACTCTTGCTGAGAAGTATAAAAAATATCTTAAAGAGAAGATGCCATTAACAATTGATCCAATCTTTATTAATCCTTCTTTCATCTATTGTGACATTACATCAAACGTCGTCTATAATATCAATACATCGACTGCAGCTGAAGGGGATATTAAGGCAGCTGTAAAGACGACTGTTCAATCGTTCTGCAATACAAACATTAACGATTTTGATGTTACTCTTCGTTTCTCGAAGCTAACAACGTCTATCGATAACACGTATGATGGAATTATCAGCAACGATACTACCATTAAGTTAATTAGATATCTTGTACCAACACCAGAGCAAATGGTTATACGGGAAAATCTTAACACCACTCTTTCTTTTGCGAACCCAATAACCAGTGTAATTAGTGACAGCTTTACAATGTTCTATCAGAACACTCTTTATAGAAACGTTTACCTCCAAGACGACGGCACAGGCATATTAAATGCTGTTTTAGGAGACAAAACGTTCCCTGTTGGTTCGGTAAACTACAATACAGGAGTAGTTGCTATAGACAGTTTAAGAATAGCAAGCTATAGTGGTGAAGGTATAGCGTTTAATGCAACGCCAGAAAATAAAGATGTTACTGTCACTCTTAATGAAATACTACAAACACGCGAATCAGATATTCATGTTTCTGTAAGAGGTATTTACGCATAATGAGTAATTTGCCAGATAAGGTTTCCTCATTAATTGAAACACAGTTTCCTGCGTTTTACAGAGACGAGGGTGCACAATTTGTTGCGTTTGTAAAAGCATACTATGAGTGGTTAGAGCAATCTGACAATATTAACTATCTTGCAAGAAAATTAATTGATTATCGTGATATTGATAAGACAATCGACGAGTTTCTTGTACACTTTAAAAACAAATATCTTGTCGACTTTCCCCTAACATCATTTGCAAATACAAAATCAATTGTAAAGAAATCGCTTGATATCTATAGATCTAAAGGATCAGAAGCAGCAATCAAGCTTGTTATGCGTCTGTTGTACGGTGAAGAAGCCACGATCTATCATCCTGGGGACGATGTAATTAAGCCTTCTGATGGTGTTTATGTTAAGCCTCAATATCTTGAGTTAACAGCAAACGACAGATCCTTCACATTTGAGGGGTTGGAGATTGTTGGTGTTTCTTCAGGAGCAAAAGCATTCGTTGATTTAGTTGCTCGTCGCTATTATAACGGATTTCCAATTGACCAAGTGTTTCTTTCAAATATTAGAGGAAGTTTTTCGCCTGGAGAAACTATTACAGCAAATGGAACTGTAGAAGGTAATCCGACTGTTTTAGGATCTTTAAATTCGCTTGAAATTGTTAATGAAGGCAGCGATTTTGTTGTTGGTGAAGAAGTATCTTTAATTTCTGACCTACGCGGTAGGCATGGTAAAGCTCGTATTGCAGAAATAGGATATGCAACAGGACAGTTAACATTTACAATTGATGAAAGTGGGTTCGGTTACGTTAAACGCGTAAGAGATGGGTCTGGTACTATCCTTGAAGCTGGTTCTTCTGTTTACATCGCCAACAACATGTTTGGTATATCGAACACGACTAATCGTGTAACTAAAACGTTTGATGCTAGTACAGACGTCGCTAATACATCTGATTTTATTACAATTGCTAACAACCAATTTGTCAACGGTGACACAGTTCGTTATTTCACCACAAGATCCAATACAGCTATTTCTGGCCTTTCTAACAATACCGTCTATTATGTTGTTAATGCAAACGCTACAGGAGTTAAACTCGCCAATACTGCAAACGGAACAGCTAGAGATTTGACTTCTTCAGGTAGTAGCGAAACGCATTATCTGGTTGGTCCAACAAATAGAAATCTTGGTGAATTCAAAGTAAGAGAACAAGTAGCTCAATACAAAAGTCAATATTACGTAACAGTTGGTAATTTGTGGGGGGCCGGTACGCCAGCAAACGGGACGCTTGTTGTTGGTGGTAATGCAACGCATGATATTGCAAACGGATATATTGTATCTGCCACAAGTAACAATTTAATACTAATCTCTGATAGTAATGCATTTAACGGTAATGCCAGCGTTGTAAGTCTTCGTGGAACAAACTCAACTAGCGGCAATACATTCGCCAACACATGGACAAATACGAATCTTACAGTATATGGTTATATTACTGGGGTTAATACGACATATCTTGGAGTTCATTCAATAACAGGAAACGGAACGTTTGTTTATTATTATGCAAACACAGGAGTGCAGAACAATTTTGTTGTTGGTTTAACATCAAACACCGTAACCCAGCTGGGAAGAAAATATCTTGGTAGTGCCGGAAATTTTGCTATTGGTGAAGTCCAAACGATCGACAGAGTATATGTACGAACAGATTTAATTGGTGGCAACAATGCTGTCAACACTCCTTACCTGACGCTACAGCTTAATGCTGCACAATACGATTTTCCGAAGTTTCAAGCAGGCGATCTCAATACAGTTATTGATAAGTGTTTAAGTGGATCGACAATTAATATTGGATCGATTGCTGTTCTTTCAGAAATTAATCGTGGAGAAGATTATAACATAACACCGTTTGTTCTTGTGTATGAGCCAAGAACTGCTGGCTATGGAAAAAAAGACCTGGTGTTAAATCTCCAATCAATTTCCAAGCCGTTTAGTGTTGGAGAAAAGCTAACAATAAGTTCTGGAGCAATAACTGCAGTTGCTGTTTCAAGTGGAGGATCTGGATTTACAAATAATGATCCTGTTACGTTTGCTAACTCTCCTGGTGTTGGAGCATACGCTAAAGTTATTACCCACGCTAATGGAACAATATCATCTGTAAACGTCGTAGCTGGTGGATTTGGATACACATCTGATGCAAACGCAACTATTGATTCTTCACTTGGTTCAAGCCCAGCAACTTTTGGTACAATAACGCGCACAACAAATACAAGCATTATTGGTGAAGTAAAAACGTTTAGCTATGATTCAGGCACCGGTTTTGGTACAATGAACATGAAGAGGCTAAAGTTTAACCTTCCAATTACATCTGGTGTATCAATTGCTGGTTTTACAACAGAAGCAGCTGCCGTAGTCAATTCGTTTGCTATTGTCACTAGTGCCCTACCTATTGGACTAAATGCAGACATTATTGCCAATACAAGCCTGGCAAACGGAACAATTGTTGCTGCCGATGTAATAGATTCTGGTTTAGGATATCAACAAGATGAGTTAGTAACAATACAACCAGCAGGAGATGATAGGGCTATTGCGGTCGGGCGAGTAAATGTTGAAAGACAGGGAACGGGAACTGGATTCTTCAAGAATACTCAAGGGTTTTTAAACTCTGATAAATATATTCATGATAGTAATTACTACCAAGAATTTTCGTATGAAGTAAGGACTGGTCTTTCCCTGGATAAGTACTCTTCGGTGCTAAAAGAAGTGTTGCATGTTGCAGGAACGAAGTATTTTGGTAACGTTATTAAAGTTATAGCTGACACTAAACAGCAAGCTAACGTTTCCCAAACAGCAGTTGCTATAAAACGATATTTCTATTCAAATAGTACAAGTGTAGATGCGGCACTTGATTTTATTAACATAGGAAACAATCAACACGCTAACGCTACACTAATTTTTGCAAATAATGATTCGTGCGTGTATGTGAGAGAGACTGGAAACACAGCAGATATAGGATTAGTAAACAATTACGTTTATACGGTTGTTTTAGCAAATACTAGTGGAGTTAAGCTGGCTAACTCAACAAGTAACGTTAATTTGTCTGTTAGTGGAAACGAAACTGGACATTCTATTATAAGGTTTGAGTAATGAAACTAGTTACAAACAAATTTAGACACTCTTCAGCAAAACATTTTGTTGATTCTGTTTCAGAATCAAATACATCAACTTACTATCTCTTTGCCGGAAGAAGTCAGCCATTCGCAAACGATAATAACGTTCCAACACTGTACGACAATGCTCGTGATACCGTTTATGATGTATACGATAATATGTTGTTTGGAAAGAGGTTATCTACGAGTGATATTTGTTTAATGATCAAGCGCTATGACTGGACTGCTAATACGGTCTATGCTCGCTACGATAATGAAGACGATCTACTCTCAACAAAACAATATTTTGTAATTAATAGCAATAACGCTGTATTCAAGTGTCTCAATAATAACGATGGTGCAAATTCAACAGTAGAACCAGTAATCGAAGATCCTACCGACGAATCTTACATTACGGCAGACGGATATCAGTGGAAATATATGTATTCCGTAACTGCAGCTACTGTAACAAAGTTCGCTACTCAAGAGTATTTTCCGTTTGTAGAAAATGCAAGCGTCGAAAGCAATGCAGTCTCAGGAGCGATAGAGGTTATTGATGTCGTCACATCAGGGGAACGTCGTTACATCGGAACCCATGAGGGAACATTCCAAGATGTCGAGGTGGGTGGCAATACATTAATTTACACATTATCTGCAAATGCAAGTGCAACCAACGACATTTACACTGGCTCAGTTTTGTATATTGTGGATGGGGCTAACGGTGGAAATCAAAGAAAGATTGTTGATTATGATGGTGTAACAAGGCGCGCTCTTCTCGAATCAGCATTTGCCAATTCATCAAACACAAGCACAACATATAACGTTGTTCCTAACGTTGTGATTGCTGGTAACGGTCTTGGAGCCCAAGCTCGGGCAGTTGTAAACTCCTCAACAAAAACTATTGAAAGCGTTTTAGTTACAAGCAGAGGAGCAGGCTATGATTATGCGTCCGTTGAGGTAGAGGGAACCGTATCATCTAATACGCCAGCTGCTCCTGTATTGAGAGCCGTCCTTCCTCCTTCTGGCGGACACGGAAAAAACCAAGCAGAAGAACTTGGAGCCCATTGGGTAGGAATTTCTTCAACTCTTTCCAGCAACAGCTCTGGAGGAAAGATTGTAGATAGCAACGATTTTAGAATTCTTGGACTCTTGAAAAATCCACAATATAGAAGCGTCCTGCTTACGATTGCTCCTGAACATGAAGTATCTGATTTTTCTGTTGGTCAAGAAGTAACTCAATCTGACACAAATGCAACAGGCACAATAACTGACATCGATTCCACAAATAACACAATCACAGTTACTGGTGTAGACGGGATATTTGAAGTTGGAACTTCTGGTACAGTTGGCCAATTAGTAATAACATATCCAGGATCTGGTTATTTTGCTAACACAACCGTGACAGTTGCAGGAAATACTGGAAGTGGGGCTACAGCAAATGCCCAAGCAAACACTACCGGTAGAATTTCCAACCTCAACATAACAGCAAACGGAAGTGGCTATCTCACTGTTCCTGATGTAACAATATCAGCACCTACATTTACATTTAACGCTAATACTGATGTAAATCCTGTTACTGTTAAAACATTTAATGCGTTGACAGCAGTCAGCAATACTGGAGATTATATTACGATCTCGAGTAATCCGTTCGTCAACGGAGATATTGTTACTTACACAGTAAGTGCTGGCAATACCGCTGTTACAGGATTGACTAATACAGAAAATTATTATGTTGTTTATGCAAACAGCACAACGCTATGTCTTGCCAACACAGCTAGTGGGGCAAACATTGATCTTACTGCAGGCTCAAGTGAAGAAGGTCATACGTTAACAAATAAGTCCCGTGATGATGATTATATTACAGTAGCAAGTAACAAATTCCAGGTTGGTGATAAGCTATTATATGTTGCTAATACAGGCAATACTGCAGTTAGTGGATTGACTTCTGGTTCTTATTACTATGTCCGTTTTTCAAATACAACTGCAATAAAGCTAAGCAATACAACGGGTTATCCTGTTACTCTTGCGAAGGGAGCAACACAGTCGGGCCACAATCTAATTGGCGAGACAGCAACTGGAATAGCCGTAATCACGTCGGAAAGCGTAAACGTTATTAGGAATGCTGGTAACACAGTATCCGTCGTAGCCAATGCGGTTTCTGGCCAAGATACATACTTTGATCAAACGCTGCGGTTAGTTGTTACTAACAAAAACAACACTGTTTACTTTGTTGACGACGAGACAGTAATACAGCCAGGTCGTACTGGTGTTGATGCAGCAAACGGTTTGTTCTATGCATCAAGTAATTCAGCTAATGCAGCAACAAGCGTAACCGTAAGGTTAACGCATACAAGAGGAACATTTAATTCTTCTGGAGATGGCACCGAGTA